CACGGCCGGCCTCGAGGCCGAACTGACAGAAGCTCTCAAATCTGACGGCTGGCAGTTCGGATACGCCGGAAACCTTGACGACGAGCCACGCTGCCTCCACATAGGGGTCAGACGTTCGAAGGCTTACAGACTGTGAAGAAAAACGTACAAACTCTGAGGAGAGTGGTTGTCCTCTGTGCTGGCGGACATGGGCAAGACATCGCCGCCATCCTCAAATCGTCCGGCCAAAACTTTGTCGGCTACTTGGACGACCATGTCGACGGACCTTTTGTCCTCGGCCCCTGCATCGACGCCGAATTCTTCGACGGATACCTCATCGGCCACAACGACAGCCGAATCCGAGAGCAAATGGACAGGTCAGAAGGAGCGGCCACAGCCATCCACCCTTCAGCGGCCGTCCATTTGACCCTACAGGCCCTCCCGGGCGTTGTAATAGGCGCACACACCACCATCGGCCCCAAAACCCGTCTAGGGCGACACAGCCACGTCAACGGGAACGTCTTCATCACACGCGCCCAAATCGGCGATTTCGTCACCATCGGACCAGGGGCCACGATCTGCGGAGACGTCACCATCGGCGCCGGCTGTCAGATCGGAGCAGGAGCAGTCATCTCCAACCTCGCGACCCTCGGCCCTCGAGTAACAATCGGAGCCGGCACAGTCGTCCTACCCCGACAAGAACTTCCACCGAACTCGACATGGGTCGGAACACCCGCCAGGAGGATCAAATGAAACTTGTGGCCGTCACCATGGTTCGCGATGAAGAAGACATCATCGACTGGACAATCCAAAACCTCCTCGACCAAGGCGTCGACCATGTGATCGTCGCCGACAACATGAGCATCGACGACACCGGCTTCATCCTCCAAAACCTGAAACGAACCGGAAAAGTCACAGTCATCGAAGATCCCGAAGTCGGCTACTACCAAGACCAAAAAATGACTGCTTTAGCTCAAATGGCTCACACCGAATTCGGAGCCGACTGGATTCTCCCATTTGACGCCGACGAATACTGGTACTGGACCGGCGGCACCCTCAAAGAGTTCTTCACCCAAGCCGACGCCGACGTCATCACCGCCACCGGTTGGGACCACATCGCCACCGACGACGACGACCCCGCCGAACCCTCACCATTCCAAAGAATCCGACATCGCCGCCAATCACCCCAAAAAATGGGCAAAGTCGCTTTCCGCCATCACCCCGACGTTTGGATCGACTTCGGAAACCATTTCGTCTTCAATCATCCAGGCACCCCAGCAGTCGCCCTCAACTACCGCCACTTCCAGTACCGGTCCTTCGAACAGCTCGTCACCAAAGCCCGCAACGGAGCCGCCGCCTTCAACGCCACCAACCTCCACCCCACCTATGGGGCGCACTGGCGGCAACTCGGACAATTCGACGACGCCCAACTCTGGGCGCAATGGCGGAAACTCTGCGAAGAAACCGGCCTCATAGAAGACCCCGCCCCATGACCATCGCTGTCATCATCCCCACCTACAACCGACTCGAACTAACCCAAAACTGTCTCGCCTCCATCGCCAGACACGACCCGATCGACGAAATCATCATCGTCGACAACGGATCTACGGACGGTAGCTCACGCCTCGCCACCATTAACAACCCTGAAAACCTCGGGTTCGCTGTCGCCTGCAACCAGGGCGCACGATGGGCCACAGCCGACCACCTCATCTTCCTAAACAACGACACCATCGTCCACCCAAACTGGACATCGATGACCCGACACCTCGAGGAACCTGACGTCGGGATCGTCGGCCCCAAACTCATCTACCCCGACTGCCAAATCCAATCAGCCGGAGTTGCCGTCGACTTCAACCGGCCGGCAGGTCTGGAAGCCTGGAACCTCACCATTGACTGGTCATCCGACCCCATCGATGTCGACGCCATCACCGGAGCCTGCCTAGCCATTCGACGTAACACCTTCCACAGCCTCGGAGGCTTCGATGAGGGATACTGGAACGGCTATGAAGACGTCGACCTATGCTTAGCGGCCGTCGACGCCGGATTTCGTAACGTCTACGATCCACGCGCCACCGTCACTCACCTCGAGTCACAATCCGGTTCGGAACGCTGGTCTGCCGTAGCCGAAAACGTCACCCGCCTCCGAACAAAATGGAGTCCTACGAAATGACAATCACGAACGGCTACACCACCCTCAACGACTTCAAGGCTTACCTGTTCCCCTCGGCGAACTACGGCAACGCTGAAGACGTCCAAATGGAAGCCGCCATCGGAGTCGCCTCCCGCACCATCGACGCCTTCACCAACCGGCGCTTCTACCTCGACGCCTCTGTCTCCCCTCGCGTCTACTACGCCGACACTTACATCCGTTGTGTCGTCGACGACTTCTCAACCACAACCGGCCTCATCATTAAAACCGACACAGGCGACAACGGCACCTTCGACCAGACCTGGTCGACTGACGAATACATCCTCGAACCCCTGAACGCCACAATTGGCGGCATCTCCGGACAGCCCTACAACAGCATTCTCGCCACGATCCCCAAACTGTTTCCCGTGACCGGCCGGCGCCCAAGAATCCAAGTCACCGCCAAATGGGGATGGGCAGCGATCCCAGATTCCATCGCCCAAGCCTGCCTCATCCAATCCGCCCGCATTTACCGACGCGCGCAAACCCCCGAAGGTTTCTCAGCCGGCGAAGCATTCGGCGCCGTCCGAGTCTCCACCCGCCTCGACCCTGACGTCCAAATGATGATCTCGCCGTATCGACGGGCAGGCGGCCAAGGACTGGTCATCGGATGAACCTTGCATCAGTCAGAACAGGCATCACCAGCGCCCTAGAAAGCGTCAACAACCTTCGAATCTACGAGTGGATTCCTTCAACAATCCAGCCGCCGGCAGCTGTCGTATCCCTCGGGACCGGCAGCTACGACGCCGACCTCGACGACGGAATGATCGTGAACTATGGCGTACTCGTCATGCTCACCAGAGCAGACGACCAACTCGGACAGCAACGCCTCGACGACTTCCTCGGACAAGGCACCGACTCAATCTTCCATGCGATCGACACCAACCCAACCCTTTCCGGCTCCTGTGATTCCGCACGCGTCACCTCCTGGAACAATCCAGGCACCTTCACCATTGGCGGCATCGAATACTTGGGCGTCGAAGTGAACCTCGAGGTTCTCGGCTAAGTGCGAATCCTGACAGTAGAACCCGGCCCCGAATTCTCTGTCGCAGACGTCCACAACGGGTGGCTCCGAGCGTTAAAACGCTCCGGCAATGAGATTCAAAACTTCAACCTCTCCGACCGAATCACCTTCACCGAAAACGCCATCCGAGGCAAAGTCCCCGAAACAGAAAAAGGACACATCGCCGCCAGAATGGTCGGCGAACAACTACGCGCCACCTGTTTCGACTTCTGGCCCGACCTCGTCATCATCACATCCGCTTTCCTCGTCCCACCCGAAACCTTCGACATCATCCGAAGCCGAGGAATCCGAATCGCTGTCGTCCTCACAGAATCCCCCTACGAAGACCCCTCACAGCAACCCATCGCCGCCAGAGCCGACGCCGCATTCATCAACGACCCCACCAACCTCGACAAGTTCCGGGAAACCCAACCGAACACCTGGTACATCCCCCAGGCATACGACCCCGAAATCCATTACCGCCAGCCAATAGCCGACGATCTCCGAGCCGACTTCGGATGGGTAGGAACCGCGTTCCCGTCCAGAATCGCTTTCTTTGAACAAGTCGACTGGACCGGAATCGAAGTCGCCTTCGCCGGAAACTGGCAGGCACTCGACGACAACTCGCCACTCCACCAGTTCCTAATCCACGACCAAGCCGGCTGTTTCCCAAACGAACACACCGTCGAGCTGTATTCCTCAGTCCACACTTCAGCGAACCTTTACCGCAAAGAAGGCGCCGCCGGCCACGACCAAGGATGGGCAATGGGTCCACGGGAAGTGGAACTAGCAGCAACCGGAACTTTCTTTCTCCGAGAATCCCGCCCCGAATCCGACCAGATTCTGTCCATGTTGCCGACGTTCGAAACACCCGAAGAGTTCGGAGAGAAACTACGATGGTGGCTGAACCATCCCACAGAACGGCAAACAGTCGCACTCGAGGCACGAAACGCAGTAGCCACCCGAACTTTCGACAATAATGTCCGGCATCTGCTGGAATGTGTAGCAGCTCTCCCGAGCATCCCGACGTGACCGGAGAACCCCAGACCCCACCAACTCCACAAGGAGAAACCAATGGCACGTCGCCACGGCCGTAACGGTCGCCTGTACCTCGGAATCGCTACATCAGCAGCGAGTCCTTCATCCGTCGCCTTCCTCAAGCAGTGGTCAGCGGAATTCGGCACCGACACACAAGAAGTCACCTCGTTTGGTGACACGAACAAGATTTACGTTTCGGGCCTTCCTGACGCTCAGGGCAGCTTCTCCGGCTACTTCGACGATGCGACCGCTCAGTCCTACACCGCCGCTGTCGATGGTGACGCCCGCAAGTTCTACTTGTACCCAGACATCACTAACGCCCCGAACGTCTACTGGTACGGAACCGGCTTCTTCGATTTCTCTCTCGATGCACCGGTCGACGGCCCCATCACCGTTTCGGGCAGCTGGCGCGCAGCCAGCACAGTTTCCAAGAACGGCTAGTGGCCTTACCGGCTGGGGTCTACATCAGCAATCTGGCCGAGGTCCGGAAGTATCTGCGAAAGATACATCCGGACCTCGTCCCGGTCCTACGCGAAGACCTCAAAGCCGCCATCATCGTCAACACCCTTCCCGCAATTATTCGAAGGGTTCCAAAGATTTCGAATCGCGCCCGATTCACTATTAAAGCTAGATCGGGCGGAAACACCCTTTACGTCATAGCGGGTGGGAAATCATCGGCTGCCCCATACTTTGGGTGGCTGGACTTCGGTGGCACACTCAGGAACCGTGGCCCTGGAAGAAACCAAACAATCGTCCGACCCATCATCAAATACGGTCGTTACGTTTACCCAGGCATCAAACAGACACAAGATCGACTTGTCGAGGCCGCCGGCCGAGCAGTTGACAAAGCAGTCAAATCCGCCCTCAGATAAAGGACAGCCCGACCATGTTCGCAAAATACAAAATCACATTCGAAGACGGAACCGACCTCGAAACTTCAGGTCGCAAAGCCGACGCCATCCGTTTCGAACGTCAATTCAAAATCCCTGTCGCCGCCATGTTTTCCGAAGATGGTGTCCGCCAGGAACATCTGTGGTTCTTCGGATGGTGTGCAGCGAAACGAACCGACCCAGACATCGTTTCTTTCGATGATTGGATTGAAACCGTTGAATCGGTGGACATCATGGCAGTAGAGGAAGAAGAGCCAACCCCTACGGACCCGAGTTCTTCACCCTCGCTGTAGCAGCGTTGGCGATTGACTCGGGTATCTCCATGTCCGTACTTTTAGAGGAACCCGACCACTACCTCGACGCAATGTTCGAAGTTCAAACAAGACGCAGAGAATCCGCCGAACACGGACCGGATGCTAAGCGTTGGGACGAGTGAGGCCCAGATGGCTGTTGGTGACAAAAGCGGAGTCAAAATTGCCATTGTCGGCGATTCCTCCCAACTCGCCCGAGAACTTCAAAAAGCCGAAGGAAAGATCGCCGGATTTGGTGAGAACGCCAAGAAATCTGGCGACATTCTCAGAACCGCCCTTTTCGGTGGCGCTGTTCTTTATGGCGCCCAAAAGCTGGTCAAAGCTGCTGGCGATCTAGAACAGTCGATCGGTGGAACGGCCGCTGTCTTTGGAAGCGCTGCCGGCGGCATCAATGAGTTCACGAAAGGCGCTGCCGATCTAGTTGGCCTGTCGGAGAACGCTGCTCGGGTGTTGACGTCGCGCCTCGGATCTTCTTTGAAGGGCGCTGGGCTTTCAGCGGAAGAGGCAGCGAAGCAATCTATTTTCCTGACAAAGACTGGCGCCGATTTGGCGGCCACTCTTGGCGGAAACACAAACGATGCCGTGGCTGCTTTGGGATCTGCTCTCCGTGGCGAATACGATCCATTGGAGCGTTTCGGTATCGCACTGAAAGCCTCTGAAGTTAACGCTAAAGCCGTGGAGATGGGCTTGGCGGATTCTGAATCGTCTGTCACCGCATACGCCAAAGGCCAAGCCACTCTGGCGCTTGTCACGGAACGCTCAGCGTTCGCTCAGGGGCAGTTTGCGAAGGAAGCCGACACCGCCCAGGGGCAGCAGCAACGAGCAGCAGCGAAACTAGAAGACACCTCCGCCAAACTTGGCAGAACTCTTCTCCCGATCTACACCGAAATCCAGAAAACGATCATCCTGGTAGCGGAGGCGTTCAGCGCCCTTCCCGGTCCCGTCCAAACCGGCCTAATTGGATTGACTGGCGTGGCCCTGATCGGTCCGAAACTGGCGGTCGGTTTCACAGCAGCAACAGCAGCAGTAAAAACCGCTGGAACAGCTATGGCCGACATGGCCGCCAAAGCAATCAGCACCCAAGGCGCTGTCGCCTCCATGAACATTTCGACTAGCGCTGCTTCTGGTGGCGCTACGGCAGCTGCCGGCGGAATGGCCATTCTGGGTCCGGCAGTGTTAGCGGTCGGGGCCGCCGCTGTCATTGGTGGACTCGCGTACAAGTCCTATCGCGACGAGCAAGCGGCAGTTAAAAAAGACATTGACGCCCTCATTCCCAGCTTCAATGAACTCACCGGCGCTATCACGGCAAACACTCAATCAACCTTTGCCGGCATCCTCAAATCAAAAAACCAGCTTGACAATCTGAGCAAAGCCGGCATCACAGTCGCCCAGTTCACGGACGTACTCGACGACAACCGAGACGCCTTGGTGGATCAAAGCGTAGCGAATGAAGGAGTGAAGCTTTCACTAGGTGGCACCCAGGGGGCCTTAGATGCTCAAATCAAAATAATTCGCGATGCGGGTGGCGCACAAAACGAACTCATCGCCCGCCTAATCGAAACCAAGGCAGCCGACTTTGGACTCATCGAAACGCTCTACAACGGCATCGACGCCTACAACCAACAGCAGGAAGTCATCCGGCAGCTCAACATCCAAAAAGGTTTAAGCGAAGGCAAATCTGAGGAGCAGGCCACCGCTGAAGTCGATTTGGCAGCGGCAGTCGACAAACTTTCCGAATCTCTGAAAAAGCAATACGCCGCTTTAACTGATATTTACGAACTAAACATCAGTCAGAAAGAAGCGACTATTGCTACTCGACAGGCTCTGATCGAATACAACAAGAGCCTTTCTGATGGTTCTTTGAGCGCCGATGATCGCACCCTTAAAGAGTTGGCTTTGGAAAAAGCTGTCTTGCGGGAAGCGGAAGCCGCTGTTAAAGCTGCAGAAGCCCAGGCGAAACTAAACGAGAAGACTTTAACGAGCGGAGAAGCCGCAGGAATCCAAGCCGGAAAGTACCTCGAACTCGCTGAAACTTTGGCCCCAGATAGTCCGCTCCGTAAACGACTCACGGATCTAGGACTTCAGCTGTATTTCCTTTCTCAACAAAAACCGGTGGTCACTGTTGACGTCAACACCTACGAAGCAATCGTGGCAATCGATGACGTCGTGAAGCGTATCGAAGCAATGAAAAAGTTTGCATACTCCCCGGGGTCGTATGACTACTCCTCTCTTCCAGCTCGAGCGACTGGTGGCCTAGTTGACGCCGGCACCCCATACATGGTCGGCGAAAAAGGCCCCGAACTTTTCATCCCTGCCGGATACGGACGAATCGTCGACGCGTTCTCCACAAACAAAGCACTCCTCTCAAACGCTGGCGGAGGAATGACAACCCAACCAGCAATCAACATCACGATCAACACGGTCGCAGGCGACCCGACCGCAATCGAAACCATC